AATCATCATAGTAACCCATAGACCAAGTATCTGGATTGAATGATAGTCTTTGCCATGTGTCAAAGAAGTTTTTCTCTTTTTGATCTGATGACAGTTGAAACGTTGCATCGATATCTGCAAATGACCAACCTTGTGCTATCTCTCTTTCAGGCCCATAGATATTTGTGTCTGGTGCGGTATCTATGTTTCTACCTGGCATGGATATTTGTTCACATTTTAGTGACACCTCTCTGGCGGTTCCATCTCCACGCATTTGATTTATTACAGAAGCAAATGGATTTTGAGAACCTCCAGATGGTGGAAAAAATAATACTTCATATCGTGCTGATTTTGCGATACCATTTTCATTGCGTATCAAACCTAGTAGTTCGTTTAATACACCGAATGCTGCCCCTGTTACTGCGTTTCCAAATGCCATTAGATCATTCTCCTACTATCACTATATACTTGACTTGCAGTTGCCTTCTTAAATCTTTGCACTGGTAACAATGTTGCAATCACAAACTCGTCTGCATCTATTCTACGAAATCGTGATCTCACATACCCAGATAAATATTTATGTATGGTTGGTCTAACTGATCGTATGTTTTTTACCTTATCATAACTAACATCTAAAGTCGTGCCTTTGTCAAATTTTGTATCTGTACTAAAATCATTTAATCTGTCAAGTAATCTAATCCTTAGAGATATTGGTAGGTAATGTAAATTGATACCCAGAAAACCATCAGAGTAATTTTCAAGAGGTAATACCAGAGGGAAAGTATCATAATATGGTAACTTCCTTGCAAACTTGGGTGCATATACAAACATATTTAATCGACCACCAAAGGGTGATCTTGCTTGTTTACCATCACGGATTAAGTCAAGTGTCTTGGGTGTTCCAAACTCTTTGATTTTATCTCTATACCACTCAGTAGATTTGGGTCTACCTTTTGCAGCCTGTTGTACCTGTTGTATGAAGTTCTTAATTGCCATATTATTATTTATACTGAGGAAACAGATGATCCTCAGTCAGAACCTTAAACTCCATACCATGATCTTTACAGAACTCCTCTGCAGATTTCCACTTGGCCTGATTGACTGCGTAGGTAAATACCTCATTCAACCACTTCTTAGTTCTACGTTTTGGATTCTTTACAGGTTCTTTACATTGTGCTTTTGGTTTTACTTCAATTACAAACTTTTTGGTCGTTCCGTTTGTCTGTCTGACTTTCATGTAGAAGTCTGGGAAGTATCTATGTACTCTACCATCTTTTGGAGAACGATAAGGTATAATTATTTCTTCACTGCCCCACTCTAAAACCTTTTCATTTTTATCACAATAGACCATAAGTTTTCGTTCCCAGAGTGAACGATAAATCACTTGAGATGGATTACCCTTGTATTTTTTTGGGTTGAGTGGATAGTATCTACCTTTGTACGACTTCATGTATAAATACTTATAAAGACAGGAAATGGCATGGCGAGTTTCAGAGATCAGTTAGTACCAATCATATCACAAGGTTTAGAGCGTTTTGCGAATAGTACTCTTGATAGGGTGACTAACAATATACCTTTTTCTACTAACGGAATAGTTTCTGGACGACCATCACAAAAGTATTCAACCGAAAATTTAGAGTTTCCATTCAATGTAGCCAGTGCAGATAGAGGTATTGGTAATCATGGCCATTACATTATGTTTTATATTAATACTCAAGACAGAGCAAAATTAAGAACAAGTGGAGAAGCTGGTGGTGGTAGTGTTGTTGATGATATATCACAAGGATATGAGATACCACAATATATAAGAAAATTTAACACAGTATCACAAACTTATCAGACTGTAAAGAATGATGCTGCTAATGCAAAAATTCTTAATGAAAATTTAGACAAAGTAGATCCAGGCTTTCTGAAGGCACTTGGTAAAGACAGGGTTGCTGGCAATAGAACATCTAATTCAAGGTATCAGAGTAAGGGTTCAACAGTTAAGATCAAGAGGGCTCCCACCAAAAGATTAAAAACTGCGATTGCTTTGTACATGCCGGCATCCGTGCAAGTTTCATATGCTGCAAATTTTACTGACACTGAGATAGGTGCGTTGACAGAAGAGGCACTTAACGCGTATAATAGTGCAGTTGCTGGAAGAGGAAGAGAAGCATTCAAACAAGTCTTGAACATGGACGATGCAGTCGCAGAACAACTACAAAAAGGTCTACTTGCAAGTGTGGGTGTGATACCTGGCTTTCAAGGTGCAAGAGAAGCATTTGAGGCAAAAGAGGGCTCTGTGATATCAGATAGATTAGAACTTGCATTCAAAGGTATAAACAAAAGAGTTTTTCAGTATACGTTTAAGATGATACCAAAAAATAAAAGAGAGGCCGAGGAGATTAGAAAGATAGTTTTTGCGTTTAAAGCAAACATGATGCCAGAGTTTGTTGGTGGAAATCGTGCTGGTAGAAGACTCATTGTTCCTAACACTTTTGACATACAATATATGTACACAGGTAAGTCAAATGAGTTTTTACACCATATATCAACTTGTGTATTAGAGAATATGTCAGTTGCATATGGTGGAGATAGATACAAAACTTTTGAGGGTCAAGATGATGGTGCTCCACCTGTAGAAACAACTATAACACTAAACTTTAAAGAAATGGAGCTTATCACTAGAGAAAGAGTCTTTGAGGGATTTTAGATGTATTTTGATACTTTTCCAAAAATATTATATGATTCAAAAGGTAATGGTCAAGTTAAGATTGTAACTAACCTTTTAAAACGTGTTGCAATCAGAACAAAAGTAAAAAATAATACATCACTTTTTGATACTTACACAGTTCAAAATGGTGATACTCCAGAGTCTATTGCAGATAAGTTATATGATGACCCAGAGTTACACTGGGTTGTATTGATGGTGAATGACATTACAGATCGTTATCATCAGTGGCCAATGTATGAACAACAGTTCAATACATATGTGAACGAAAAATATGACAATCCAGATGCAGTGCACCATTATGAAATATCACAATCATCTGGTGACACATCAACAAAGATAGAAGTATATAATAATTCAGCACTCTATACTGGTGACACTGATTTTTACAGTGATGCATCTATTATTACTAACAGAGAATATGAGGAAAGAGAACAAGATAAGAAACGTCAAATACGTCTACTTGACCCATCATTTATTGATCAGTTTGTTGAAGAGTTCAAGTTACTTATGAAAGAAAGTGTCCTGTAGTGAGTACAGATGCGATACAATTTGCTGGTGAGTTTGCGATTGAAGAATTAAAAATCGTTACACCTACCGAACAAGTAGCAGACTTGATATCTGATGTCCTTGTAATTGAGATTAATATATTTGAAGATATTTTTTCTAATACTTTGTCTGGAAACATAATGTTGACAGATATAAGAGATATAATCACTTTACTACCCATTCAAGGTCAAGAAGAATTATTCTTAAAAATAAAAACTCCATCATTGAGTGACCCTAATGATGTTTTAGATTTTTCAAAAAATCCATTTGTCATTAATAAGGTAAGTTTAAGAAGGGAAGTTAGTTCTGGTGGTCAAATTTATGATTTATCATTTGTTTCACCAGAGGCAGTCAAAAACACTAAAAAAAGAATTTCTAAATCATATGCAAGGTCAAAAGCAAACATAGGTGAGATAGTTGATGATTTGATGAAACTAGACAAGTCTGGTATACAGACATCAAAGGAGGTTTTTGTTGAACCAACTTTAGGAACAAGAAATTATGTTGTTCCAAACTCTAATCCTTTTACTTTTATATCAAAACTAACAAAAGAGGCTATATCAGAAAATGGCTCTCCACACTATCTCTTTTTTGAAAATAAGAAAGGTTTTCATTTCAAGACATTTCAGTTCTTATATAAAGAGGCACAAGAAAAAGGTGTTCGAGGAGAGTTTCACGTTGGTGATAAAGGATTTGATGAAGAAACAACTGCTGATCCTGACTCTGGTAAAAACATACAAAACTTCAAAAGAGTAATACAGTATTCTTTGAACTCACGAAAAGATTTACTCATCAATACCACAACAGGGTTCTTTGGTGGTAAAGTAATTGAGCATAATCTGTATAACAAAAAATTAAAAACAAAAACTTTTAATTACTTCAGTGATGAGGACTTTAATGCAAATGAACGAATATCATCAAATCGTTTATATAGTGACAATGCTGTTCAATCATTAGAATCATTAAGTGATGAGGAGATTGAAAATTCAAATATTCATGTAATACCTATATCAAGAGATAACACCGACAAAGACATGAGTTATGAGAAAGGTGATGCAAATCAACGATATAAAACACTTTTAGATCGTAAATCAAGACT